TAGGACTTGATACACCCCAAATTAGGAGACCCATGCCCGCTCATTGCCAGAGTAAATGCGGACTTGACGTGGGCGCAACCGGGGCCAAGTGGATAAGACTCGTGTGGGCCGCAGTGAGTTTGGGCTGCATGTCTCTCCGCTGCGGTAATTGACTTCCAGTACGGCGCTCCGGGTTCTTTCTTCTTCCACCCAAGCACCTTCTCAACATATAATTCCGACATTTACTTTATTTCCGTTCCTGTAAGTCGCTCATTGCTGTCCTATTTGGCGTGCCATCTGACTGGATGCGCCTCGGTTATGTCCATTAGTAGACGGTTGACCCTGTTCCGGGCCGGGGTTGGGGGCACTGGAGCGTACACGTATTGCCGCTGTACCCTCTGGCCCTGTTTCGCTGACTCCTGTCGACTGCCTCTCCACTGCCAACATCTCCTCTGCCATATCTCTCAGCATATCCACCGGCACCCATGAGTTACCCGTGAAGATGATCGCCTCGTCACCGCCTAACACACTGGTCAAACCCTTCCTGTTGCGTATCTCGTTGGGTTTAAGGATGCCAAGCTTCTGGTAGTTGGTGTCGATCTGGCTCATGAGGAAGTCATCCCGGCTGTCTATCTCCTCCGCATAGAACTCCATGTCTTCGTAGTGGAGCACATCCCATGCCAACCGCCGCGTAAAGGTCTGCGTGATCTCATCCAGCACTGGCTCTACACCACGTTTCTTAAAGGTAAAGCTGAGGTTATATCCATTTGACCTGTTGATATCCTGGCTCTCACCCAACTCATTCATGGTCACACCTAAAATACCCATTTGCTTCATGCGGAACTCTTTTAGCAGCTCGGTTGCTTCCAGGTCTTTGAGGTGGTAGCCAAACGGTATCCACTTGCTACCAGCGCCCTTACTGCCGGTCATCATGATACGGTTGCCTGCCCGTCCCTGCGCGTTCCAGTTGTCGATAGCCAGGCGCAATTCAGGCTCAGTCACGTCCCCCAGGTCAAAGACGCCGAATGGGATGTTGCTGTCCGTGAACCGCTCTGAGATGAACTGGATCATGAGGTCTTCGAGTAGGGCTGACGTAAATAGCTGGACAATGCGACTATGCGGGTATACTGACTCGCTGATTGGATTGAGGGAGAAGAACATGACCTCCTCTGGCTTCCAACCATGCATGTTCGCCCCCATTGCCCCTGGATTGACACCGCCATTCTGCCAGCCTGATGCATTCGAGATACTAGGCTGCCCGGTCGCGCCCATAGTGGAGCCTTGTGGGAACTCATACATTGACCCACCGCCGCCGCCACGTTCCAGGATCGGGGTGCCGCGGGCGGATAACATGTCGTACCCCCGCGTATACCCGTGCTCATCGAAGTCGATACGCAGACGGGCGCTGTCCATTACCCACATGTCCACTGGCCGCAGCAGGTTCCCAGTTGGCACTAGCTCCACCGCCCCATACCCAAAGGTCACTATGTCTCGTATCAGGGTCAGGATGAATTGCCGCCAGGACTGATTAACATTGGGCCGGTTCATAATGCGCTTGACTACATTGGCCTGCTGCTTGGGAACGGGCTTGGACGGGTCGATGTTGCGCACGTCTATCTTGACCCCACCAGCAAAGTCGAGTATGGCATTCACACACGCAGCGGCAGTCGGCGTCCTCAGCACGACCTCTCTCATGCGCTGCCGAGAAATAAGACCGGATGCATCACCGCTTGTTTGCTCAGGATACGGCTGCCCCCAAATTGGGCTGACACCAAGGGCATACCCGGACATGGTGCCACGAGCCTCGCGCTTTGGGGTGGGGAGAGGCTGGACAACGTTCCTTATAGCTTTGGTGAGTCTGTTGTCGGGCATGAAGACCTAAAAGTGGGTAATTGGGCGTAAAGTTGGCAAATCTGCGTCTAAATCGGCAAAAGGGTCATAATTGGCGGGAATTGGGTTGGTTTCGGGCGGTTTTGGCGAGAATGGTGGTCTTTCGGGCGGAATTTGCCGCCAATCGCGCAATCCGCCGAGGAAGAAGCCGGTATATGAGGGTTGGTTGGCTAATTCTGCGGCCAGCGAGAGGGACATTACGTAGTCGTCGTGCCCGGTCTTGGCCTCCATGCGAACTACCTTAGTCGGGGTGATGTTGTACTGGAAGAAGCGCATTTCGTCTATGAGTTCTCTATTATAAGGGATGGCGAGTCTGTGTTCGTTGAGCATTCGCACAAGGCCGTGAACGATATTGTACTTGGCCTCCGTACCACCAAACTTGTACCCCTCTGCTCCAATGTCACGTAGGTCTTCGACAACACTTTCTCCGAGGGAGGTTGCGTCAACGAGAGTTCGAGCACTACTATATGATCGGTAGTTTTGCCGGATAATGCTCTTATATGCAGCATAACCTCGGCGTTGCATTCGGTCATGACGCACCTGCACATTCAATAGCGGGTCTGAGGTGTCCAGTATGGTCGCCACAAAGAAATCCCTCATGTTCGCCAAGTCTACTCCCTGGACGTACCTGTTGCCCTCCACTGGCGCGACCGGATATAGAATGGCCCCAGCATCCGTTTGGTGTGGATAGCTACTATAGGCCCACTTGATGTCCGCTGAGTTGAATACGGCGAGGTCACTATCAGCACGCTCTGCCAGGTATTCCGTTCGCCAGAGTAGACTGCTCTCACCGACCCTATCTCGGACGGAATAGAGCATGTCTCTGTTTGCATACGGGTTGTCAAAGCTAGTGAAGTGTAGATATGCTGACCTGCCGGATGTGCCGTTCTCCGCAGCGATAGCACCGTCGTTGAAGTCGCCCTGTCCAAATGGGGTGCTAACTCGTATGATCCCCGTGTGCTCCATACCCGACGTGACCGTGAACATCGGCTCAATCGTGTTGGTGTGGATGCCGTCCTTAAAGTACGCTGCCTCATCTTCTATAAGCAGGTGTACAGGTTTACCACGGAGATACTTAGGAGAATTGGCTCCCCGACCGTGGACGTGTGACCCGTTAAGGAGTTGTATATGGGGGAAGGGGAAGTCGATGGGCTTACGCTTGAGCATAACTCTAAGCGGGCCTTCAAACTGACGGGCGACTTCATCGTATATGATCCTGGCCTGATCGAGAGAGGGCGCGACGATGTAGACGTGACGGTTTGGAAAGTGTAGCGCATACCATGTCACCAGCCATCCGAGTCCAACTGACTTTCCCATTTGCCTCCCTGCCTCAACCACCAGGTCGAATACACCACTCATGAACTTTTCGATAATCGCTACTTGTGCAGCATGTGGCTCTACTGGTGTGCCGTCAGGGAGGCGTAGGAACGTCGTGATGAAGGTTACGGGGTCATTGAATGCGGAGTCGTTAAGTCGGGGGGTTGTTCGCTTAGCCGTTAGTCTTGATCGGGGGCAGACGGGTACTCAGTATTGCCACGCTCCCCGGTATCCGCACGGTCTTGCTCCATTGGTGTACCAAAGATCGACGGCGGCCCACCAGCGAGGTCTAGTCCCTGCATCGAGTCGATCCCAGGAGCACCGGCACTAGGATAACCCTGATTACTAATCACTCCGACATCAACGCCCGGCATACCTGGCATATCCGGCCCATTAGCATCCTGACGCCCTGGAGGAGCACCATACATGGCGTCGAAGCTATCGATCACGTGGAAGCCAGCCGAACTAGCCACCTCTCCACCTGCGCCCATATTGCTATCAGACGCAGCACCCATTTGATTGGCCTGCGGAATTGGGTCGCTGCTTGCCATCCCTGACATGTCCGCCCCATAGAGCCAACCCACTTCATTCGCTGTGTTAAACGGGAGTTGGTCATTGGGAGGATTGGAGCCAAATGATTGTACGCCGCTCATGTCTTCACCGGGCACATCGAAACCCTGTTCAAATCCAGCACTATCCGGCCCTGGTAATTGGTCAGTCATTTTCTTCCTTTATTTGTTGGTTGTTAGGCGGGATATTGACTTTACTTAGTCGGTATTCCAAACATCCTAGCAATATCGTTAGGGCTAATCGTTGCAGGGTCTCGTCCTCTATCGGCTTTAGGTACAGCACCGACCCTATTGAGGTATTGATAGACGAAATCCGAGCAATCCATTTGACTCGGAATACCCGGCACATGAGGAAGCCCAACAATTTTAAGCGCATCCGCCGCAATATCAAGCCAGCCATATTCTCGTCTCTCCAGTGGTCGTGCAGCAAACTGGGTTGCCCATAGTAGTCCGTGTTCTATTTCAGACGACGGGATATGCTTGAGCGAAACGAAGACAACCCCCGGCTGAGTTGGCGTGTTATGAATGAGTAGCCCTGCTGTATGCTCGCCAATAGACTTGCCATCGCCAAGATCAATTTCAACATGAACAAACTTGCCATGATCCTTGTCCGCCCATACGATTATCCTGTCCGTCCACTTGCCCACACTGGCAAACAAAATTATATCGCCCCTCATTCCCACTCATCCTTTGACCAGTCCTCTTCACACGTAGCATTGCCGCCGGGCTGGTCTGCTATAAGGCCGCATACGATTGCATGAGCTTCGGCCTTTCTCTTTCCATATAAGTCGCCATACTGCCCGTCCCATTCGATGAGTTTCAGCAGACGGTAGAGCTTATTTAGCAGGTCATTCTCCATCTCTCCTCCTTGTTAATCGGGTGCAAACGCTAAACAAATAATCGGGGGGCCTTTTTACGTGTTATCCCCACTTATGGCCTGAGCACACGACTTCCCACGGCTAGCCTTGATGAGCAGCGGCGGTGCCTAGACCCACTCACCAGAGGGAAATAGTAGGGCAGTGACTCAAACAGAACTCCTGAGCGCGACTCCGTTTCTTTCTGTTCCAGTATGGCCCCATTCCTCGCCGGGTCTTAACGGAGGATAGCGAGGGTCTGCCGATTTCATTACCTGTTGCTCTGCTCTGAGCTAATGGTTCCCTTTAGCCACGCCATATAGTCATAAACATTAGACCTGTATGAGCAGCGCACCGTAGAGTTCGCTACGCCCCGACCACAGGAGTTTGAAATAATCGAGAGGGCCATTTTTACGTGTTATCCTCTCCCTTAATGGTCTCACGATTTCTAGGTGGTGGGAGTCGAACCCGTCCGGTCTCCTATGAAGTCCAAGTCACGGAGTATTCAGTGAGATGGCTACTTGGATGCCTCAGTCACTAGCATTTGCCCGCTCTGCCAACCAAGAAATAGTATGGCTGGACTTTTTAACGTGATGCAGCCACATGTCCACGATCTCCCTTACTGCTAAACTAGGGGAAATAGCTGGCACAGGCAGAGAGGGAGACTGTCTCAACCAGCGACGAGAGGGTATCGCCAGCGAGACGCCCATGCCAGCGCGGAGAGGAGAGGAGGAGGAGCCACTACACAACAATGTCATATAGTTCTCCTAATACTATTATATCACATTATTATCATTTATTTAATTGGCTAATAAATCAATTAAATTACCCAAAAGTACTATTGAACACTAGAACAGTCTGTGATACTCTGTATTGAGAAAGGAGTTCGCTACCTTGAGTAAATACAAATATTGGAGGAGGGGGCGAAATTATGAAAGTATGCCGTCATCGAAAAGTTGGGGGTCATCTGCTGCTGGACACTACGAGATACAGCTAAAGCAGCAGGATGATAAGTGTGCCATTTGTGGGAAGAAGTTTGATAGGAGTAAAGAGTATTCTTGGGTGTGTATGGATGGAACAAGTATAGCCAGAGATCACAACCACGACTATACAAGAAACGATCCGCGAGCCTGGCGTGGAGTTCTCTGTACCACCTGCAACGTTAATGTGGGAATGCTTGAGACAGCACTAAAAGATATCGAGCCTATACTGGACTATTTAAGTAGGTGGAATAGTCTATAAACCAGCAATAAATCCTCTACTTATCCAACTAAAAGTACCAGCAATACCGTCGGCCTCTCTATCGTTCGGCCTTTAACGAGGGGCGGTGGGGAGGGGCCTGGGGGGCCTGGGCAGGGCAACACGACTACTTATCGTTACTGTTAGCCCCGCCCCGGTTTGTATTGGGCGGCCTCAATAATTTCTGTTAAACGGGGTCTGCTGGCTTGTCCGCGATGTCTGGAAGAGCGTGGTGCTTTTAGAGACAAGTGCCCGCCGCTGCTCCTAG